CTTAAATTTCTTACTTTCCCCAAATCGGTTATAAATACTTTCTCAATTCTCAATCCCCACCCTTGTGCCGCTTCTTTTATTCCCTTCAAAATTTCCCTTTTAAGAGACTCAGTATCTTGACACTCTTCTAAAGTTCGGTTTTTTACAAACTCAAGAATAATTCCAAGAGCTAATGTCTCAATAGCTTTATCAATATCTTGTACATTAACAATAGCCTTTTTAACATCTTTTATATTATACTGAATTGCCCCACTTACAATAATATCGCAGTTATCCTTGATTCTAATAGATTGAGTTCTCAAATCAGCAACCTGGGTTTGAATTTCCATCCAAGCAATACGCTGAATTAGAGGCCAAAACAGATACCACCCAGCCCCCATTACTCTAACATATTTTCCAAGAGTTATTCTAATCCCAGCCTCATAGGGGGCCAGTATTAGAATACGAGGAAAGATACTTAACAACCTATCAAATATTTTTCTAAGCCAATCCATTATTTCTTTCGTGCCCTACGAAGTTTTATCTTGTGTAATGTACCATAAATATATGCTTCTTTACGCTCACCTGTAAGTCCTGCCTTTTTAGCAGAACGTTTTAATTTTCTATGTTCTTCTTCCGGCATTACTTCACCTCTCTCAAGCCTATTTCAGCTAACGCCTTCTGCATAGCGAGTTCTACCAATCTGGCGGGAGTTACAATACTGAAATTATCACCTTCTAATGATTTACCTATCAATATACCAATAACTTCGCCATCCATATCAATTACTGGGCCACCAGAATTACCATACCAAGCAGCCGCATCAGTGTGTATAACTAATTTAGTGCCAAAATATGGCTCACTTCGATTTGGCAATGACATTACTCCTTTTGTCAAAGAGATACCACTGTTTAATCCGTGAGGGTAACCAAGTATAATAAGGTCTTCTCCTATTTCAACTTCCATATCAAACTTAAGATAAGAACGTTCTTTCCGATACTCTTTTCGTAATTGAATAAACCCGACATCACAACGCCCTATACTCTCCATATGTATGACATCGGCCTTAACTCGTGTTCCATCTTGATATTGCACTATAAAAGTTTTAGTATCCCTAACCACATGACCGGCAGTTGCTATCAAACAGGGAGTCACAAAGAAACCTGTACCTTGCCATTTAACTGTAATAGGTATATTCATATTACGCTCAGAGATTTCTGCCCATTGGACAGAATAAAACTCATCATCACTATATTCAGCACCTATCCACACAACGGCAGGAGATGTCTGCTTATAGAGTTTCGGTAAATCGACAAAATAACCCCTCTTACCCTGCTCTCCCTGTGGCCCTCGAAGCCCCCAGAGTCCTGTCGCTCCCTTTTCACCTTGTATACCTTGAGGCCCTTGAGGTCGTGGCAAGAAGACAGGAACCCACACACCAATTAAAAGAATAGTTAATAACGCTATAATGGCATATCTGTTCTTTACTTTAATCATTTCACTCCTCCACCAGTTCGCTGTTGCTGTTGATTCTTATTAGCAGTTCTTGATGGTTCTGTACTTCCAAAAGTGTCATTGGTCTGACCAGGTGACTTGCTACCCACATTCGGCCCCTTCGGTCTTTGTTCCTGTCCAAGCGGTTGCATTGTATATCCCACACCAGCAAGTTCGTGAGGTACTGCTGTACGATAGAACTGATTGAAGTTCTCAAACCCCATATACTCACTAAGTATTCTTGTAACAGTAGGTACATCAAGTTCCGCACCCTGTTGTGCAGCAAACTGGTATGTTGGTAATACCCACTGAGTCATAAAGCCCATAAGCTGCTGACCCAATACCTCTGGTGACTTCCTCTGTGTAGAGTATGGAACAACACTAAATGCGAAGGCATAAAAGTCCTCAACTCTATCAGCAGAAGAAAAGACTTTAGGTAAATCACCTACACCTGGTATTTGATGCATTAACGGGATATATTCGGATGGGTCTTGCAGAACCCTATAAGCCAACTTGTTTACAATACTCGTCATAAATCCCTGAAAACGAGTATTCATATTACCTACAATACGAGAAGCATTTTGGAATACCATCTGTTCTTGACCCAGGGTTGGTGCTTGAGCACCACGTCCCGCAAGAATATCTGGGTTGGCTCCTGTTTTGGTAAATGATTGCTCGGCGAAGTTCATCCAATTATAATTGTCTGGATTCACACCACCAAACGAGAGTTTAACAACATTATCTTTTGGACTATCTGTTTCTAAGACATCAAGATTTTTAGCAGTTACAATCTTCTTACCAAAGTCTCTACTCTGTGGTGTAACTGCAATTATATCCTTTTGGCTCTCAGCCTGCTCCCTTGCGGTCTTAGCAAGTACATTCATTGTAACGTCCAAGTCATGCCAAGCCCACGCAGGAGGGATTGGATATGTAGAGCCTGGGAAGAACTTGTATCCCAAGAAATCATATGGTGAACCATCTGGGCCATCCTCCTCAACAGTATGAAGAATCTTAGCCTCCTTACCATATGGCATTATAGTAATAGTAATACCCTCATCATATAAATACAAATCTACAAATGAGGTGTACTCTCTTAAGGATAACCTATTTATATCCCACTCGCCATTTGAAATCTTTTCGGGATGGTAGTCACTTGTTAGTTTGCAATCCGAAGATATGTCATCTGCATATTTAGAATATAAATCTTTAGCATAATCTGTAGGAAGTTTATAAATATCCCCCTCAAGAATAAAATCATCTCTTGACTTAGCGGCAACGTCACCTATATAGTCAGCATCATCAATAACCCGTATTACCTGTTTACCATACTTTATAACATTATCGTCAAGGTTTATAACCCTATCATATTCAGTAAAGGTTCGAGTAATCCCTGCACCAAACATTGAGTTTATAGCAGCAGGAATTAAAGTTCTCTCCGCAAAATTCATTTTATCAAGAATAAAGTTTAGTGCTAATTGAGTAGTAAACGCCCAAGGTCTACAATTTGCTATCTTTGTCTCAACAAGAATTTTAGGATTACCTTCCACAAGATAAGGAACGATGGTGAACACCCCTCTATCAATGAGGTTTATGAGATGTTCTCGTCCATACCCTGCATCAAAGAAACCGGAAGCCCAAAGAGCAAGCAGTTTTTGTCTCTTTCTAAGAGGTTCTTCCTGTCGCTTCTGCCACGCCCGCACTAATTTTTGACAACGGACTTCAAATTTCTTATCTTCTCCGAGGCCGTTTGTTTCTAAATACTTTTTAGTCTTTGACATTATTAGTCTCTAAATAAAACTTAATCCTTTTCCTTAATCCGTAGAAATCAGTTTCATAAACACCAATAAATAAATTACACCGTTTACAAACTAATTGTCGTACCTTCCCTGTTTTATGATTATGGTCTACGCACAACGTATGATTTAATTCCTTCTTAATATCTTCATATACATCATCGTGTAATCTAACTGAATTTAATGATAACACCCAATCTAAAACTGCTTTCCAGCCGAGTTCAGCCCCTAAATATACATTGGGGCTAAGGTATTCCCTCAATGCTTTTTTCTGCCACTTTTCAAATTCTGTCATTATTCTGTCTCCTCTATTTTTTGTATATAAAGCTCACAAAGCATAATCACATCTTTTAATGAAACTATAAGATTTCGCTTAAAATCCCCTTCCACAAAAGCTGTTGTCTTAAATAAGGATTCCACACAAAATGCACTGTTTGTATGCTGGTGTATGTCACTATAATCTAACCCTATTTTTTCTAAAAAACATCTAATCTCTTGTTCTTTCTTTCGTTCCATTTTCTGCCTCTTAAAATAAAAATCTACGAACCCTAAATGGTTCTTTCTTTGAATCTTCGTTGACCTTGTTAAACCGTGCTTGGAATGAATTAACAGGTGGATTCTCTGATTCTTCCCACTTACCTATCACTTGCTCTTTGCAAGCCAATACAGCCAACCCCGCAGTTATAACCCTATCTCCGTGCCTCTCCAACGCACCCGTACTTAAATCAGCCTTCTTAGAAACTACTGCACCTACACCACTATCTCTAAATACATAATCAAATAACTCATCCAATAAGTCTTTATCGTGGATTATAATTGATTTGTACTCACCTATATCATCAGTAAGGCCACCACTTAATGCTATTGCGAGTTCCCCTAACAAGGCATCTTTAATCTTTGCCCCACCGCATAAGAAACCCCATTTCTTTGTTTGTTTACGAGTCTTAGAATCTTCCCTACGCTGTGTATATACATAAGGATAACGATGATGAACTACCCTATTAGCAAACATAGAGCCGCAACCGCCGCCAGCATCCCAAATTATAAAAGTGGGCCGTATTCCACCACACCAATAAGCAAGACCTACTGCTATATCTGCCAATTCCTCTGGTTTAGTATTAGCGTCTGCCCACGCACCCTCTTGCTCATAAGTATTCCTGTTATATATCATTATAGCAGAGTTAGCAGAACCCAACCCGTAAGATGGGTCAACGGCAATAATATAATTATGTCGTTGCTCCGGCCTGCCAAATGGCAGTTTCCCCCACCACTGTAGTTTTCCCATTATTCCAGATACAAACCTTATATTTTCGGTATTCATCATACCATTAGAATACTGAGAGATTAGTAGCTCTCCTCTATAATCAGGTTCACGAATATCTCTTTTCTTAATCTCCTCAAGAACAGTATGGTCAAATGGGGTATCGCTTGCCCCCATTGGGGTGGCCCAAACATTCGAGATAAAGTCACGCCGATTACCCTTTCTACGTAATTCCTGATAGTCGTGCCATTTACTCCTAAAAGGCCCAGGTAAGTTCTTGCACCCATCCGCAACGAATAAATTTTTCAGTTCATCGGGAAGAGCACTATAGTTTATTTTAATTGGTTTTTGATTTTCAAACATTAGACTTTATCGGCAAGATAATAATTCCCAAGAAACAGCAAGTAACAATACATCAAGAACAACAAAAAATAAGATAACACACCCTGTTTCTTTTTCTGAACTCATTTTTCTGTCTCCATTGCATACTCTAATACTTCTGGATGTTCTCTACGATAATAGTCCACGTCTATTAACTCAACCTTACCAGGCTCAGAACTTGTATATAAGCCCTGGTTCTTAGTAGGGTTTTGATGCCAGATGAGTTCGACAACCCGTGTGGTTTCTTTGCTGAGGGCTTGATTAAAGCAGTGCCCTGAACCAAGCCAATGAGTGCTACTATAAATTATACAGGGCGACACATCGTGTACTGACCCTTCTATTGCTGTAGCTGTAGCTGAATCCACACGACCGAACTCATCAAGTAACAACGCCGTAGCACGGCTTCCAGCAGAAAAACTCTCATTTGTAGTCTCTCCTACTATTGAAGAACTGTTTAACGGTATTGTCAACAACATATCTTTACGGTTATTTTTAGGGCTATAACCGGAAAGTTCTTTCCACCAAGATGGTAAACAATCAAATACATTATCCACCTTAGCGAATAGGGTATAATAATCCCCTTTATTATCAACCAATTCCTTCTTTCGTGAACCTACGATAAAGTTCACGTATTCATATAAAAGCACCTTAGCTGCAAATAACTTACAAGAAATCTCAGATGCCCCCTCTTCCCTACTCTTGTTAATACCAGCATCGTGCCCAGTTTCAATACACCAATCCAACGTCTCAACAGCCGGTATCTGCATCGGTCTGAGGATGAATGGGTGGTTTAACCGAGTCCAAGGATTATATGTCCAAGCCACCGCCGAAAAGAAGATAGGCATATACTGACGGCATAACTCCATAAACACCGCCTGAGCCTTATTATCGGTAGCAAGCATCTTATGGAGATTCACTCTGAACTCGATGTTCTCCTTTGGGTCTGTTGGTATCAGCCCATAGAAGTCACGTGGGGAGTCAGGTATCTTAATCTTCATTCAAATACTCTATCATTGATAATAAAATACTTATGTCGTCATTTACATTACCCAATGCGTGATTACACTTCCCACATAAAAGTCCACGTACTTTACCAGTTTCGTGTGAATGGTCAACTGCTAACGCTCTTTTTAATTCTGATTGATGCCGACCACAAATAGCACAACATCCCTGTTGTTCTTCAAACATTTTATTGTAATCTTCTAAAGTTATTCCATAAGCATATATTAAATAATACTCTTTATTCCGTAATTTATGTGCTCTTTTCCAGTTCCTGCTTCTTATGTTCCACGCTTCTTTATCCTTCTCATACCGCCGCAAAGCATCTTTTTTAGAACAAGCTTTACACCAAGAAACTGGCCTACCATTTTGTTTGTAGAAATTATCTATATGCGTTAAAAACTTACACTTACTACAAAACTTTTTATCGGGTATTTTTATTTTCACCTACGGCCCCAATCACCATAATGAGCACAATTACTACAGTAATTTTTCAATCGCTCTCTCAATCGCTTATTCTCAGCTTTAAGCTCTTTGATTCGCTTAGTTTGGTTATCTGAAATTTTGATTTTCACTCTAATCCAAATCCTCAGATAGTGCTTTACATATTCTATCTGCGTCTTTCTCTGTAAATCCATCACGTTGTATAGTAAGCACAAGTTCTCCAACAACCTCTACCCCTGGTTCTGCCCAGGCTTGCTGTTGAGCATGGCCAAAATCAAACGCCTCTATATGTGGGCCTTCACGACCCTCAATTTCTGTGATAAAAGTTTTCATTTTTTTGTCTCCTTTGCTACCTCTAAAAATTTACGCCCTATTGCTTCAATTTCCTTCCCCGCCAACTCTTTAATCTCTATAGTCTTTTTATTTATCTCAATTCTCTGGGTATCCTGGAAATACTCTGGCAGCCTACACTTTAATATAAAACGTAAGAGGGCTTCGTTAGGTAATGCCCTCTTGGTTTTAACCTTTCTACCCTCAACTATCTCCTTCATTACGGGTGCTCCCGTATCATCCCTATGATTAAGGATATTCCGGTAGGTTTTGTCCTCTTCCTGATATTCATAGCCTAAAGCACATTTAACTGCTGCTACTATCAATGCTATATCCGCCCTCTTGGTAGCTATCTCTAAGAACTCGTCCACAGTGGCACACTCGGTTTTGAGGTCTTTAAGCCACTTCAAGGAGTCCTCACCCAACGCACCTACAATAGTACCAATATCAGCCACACTTTGGTTGTTCTCAAGAAGGTCTTTGGCAACCAGTGTCATAGCTGCCTCAAGGCTTTTTTTGGGTCTTGCCATTTAATTCCCCTCTAATTGTTTCGGCAGCAGTTGGGCTAAGCGGGGTGTAAAGGTCTTTTAACACCCACTCTAATGCTGCTCTCCAGCCATCCTCATACTTATCTGTGTAGTAAGCTGCGTGAGAATAACCTACTTTTTTCTTCTTAAACCATAACTCAAATTCTTTCAAACGTCTCATTTTTCTGTCTCCTAATTAAATAGAATCCCACATTAGTACACATACTATATATAGTGCTATACTCACTACGTTCATATAAGCACATTAGTGGATGAACGTTATGGTATTAATTTCATTTTATCTATCGCTTTAGCGATTTCGTGGCGGCTATGATTAGCCACGAATCTTTTGGAATTATAGTTAACCCCTCTATATATACTACGAAATAGGGGGTAGTCCGAAAAGACAATCCTATGGAGAATACTGTAGTCGTTGGTCAATCCCTATACAAATTCAGTTAAAAACTTATATACGTGGATTATATCAAGTATATAAACGTAACTCTATACTATATAAGGATATAAATTTTTTTATAATGTTCTGTACATCTGTCTCTTTAGTTCTATAAATACCTATAAATTAACTTGACTATGTTTATATGTGTGCATGTTTTAATTCAGTATTGATTAAATTAAGGGGGAATATACAATAGCCAAGAATCAGCCATATATTACAGTCCCATATTATGGCAGAATATGGTGCAGTAAGGTACAGTATTATAGGGTTATTTTGTATAAACTATTTACGAAATCGGACGTTGTAGGATAAATATTTGAAAAAAGATGTTATAGTTTTTGGTGACTATACACCTCCCCTACTCTCTTTTTTTACAGCTGCCCTACCCCACCCAGGTGCTATAATCGTTATAACTGGTGCAACTGCACCTTGTTATGTAATCACTTAACAAAGGCTCAATACCCTAATCTTGTTTGATAATCACTTAACAACTACCGGCTACGTCCGATATAAATATTCACATCTGTAAGGGTTGTACCGGTTGTATCACTTCGGTTGGTTGAGTCCACTACACCATATACACCAATCATATAAGATACGCCTATTGCATTACTTATATCACTTAACCTCTATCCTTATATATACCCATTGGCTGTTTACTAATCACTTAATAAAAAATAAAGTTTTTCATTTGCATTATCTTGATAATGTGTTATACTTTAGGTATGGATAAAAGACAAAAAGAGACAATCAAGTTTGCCTTGCAATACCTGTTGGCTAACCACGATGACGAAAATGTAATTGAACATCTTGAGGACAGCATACAATCTTGTGATGTAAAAGACCAACACAATTA